AACAATAAACAAAGAACTTTTTATTTCGCAAGAGCAGCTTGTGGCTATGTCTCCTGAGCAAAGAGCGGAGTATGAAACTTTGTTGTTGCCGGAGTATTACAAGATGATGCACAATGATTATCTTACGTATTTGAGTTATGTTAATTATCCGACATTTAAAATGGGTAAGCATATTAAAGTTATAGGGGAAGCTTTGCAGGAGCTCGTAGAAGGAAGACGGTTTCTTCCTGATGGTAGTCAGGTGCGTGTGTTGATTATAGAATCTCCCCCGCAGCATGGTAAATCCATGTCTGCGACGGAAGCGTTTCCCTCGTGGTATTGGGGAAGAAATCCGGAGAAAAGAGTAATCCTTGCTTCGTATAACGCAGACTTTGCTTCTCGATTTGGAAGAAGAAATAAAGAAAAGATAGAAAAATATTGTCCGGCTGTTTTTGACACATTGACGTTAAAGAAGCGTCCCAGGACGGATACTTTATTAGAGACTGCACAAGGAGGATCCTTTCTTTCTTCCGGTATAATGGGAGGAATTGTAGGTAATCCCGGTGATTTGATTTTTATAGATGATCCTATAAAAAACCAAATGGAAGCGGATTCTGTTACTTATAGGGAGAGGTTATGGGATGAGTATTTAAGTTCTATTAAATCAAGATTTTCTGCACAAGGGTACATGGTACTTATTCTTACCAGATGGCACGAAGACGATATAGCAGGAAGGCTTATCGAGAGGGAGAATTGGCCGGTAGAGGTTTTACGTTTTCCTTGTGAAGCAGAAGAAAACGATATATTGGGTAGGGAGGTAGGGGATGCCCTGTTTCCTGAGATTGGCAAAGACAATGACTGGCTGCGTGAGTTTAAAGCAACATATATAAATGATCCTTCGGATGGTGGGCTGCGTGCCTGGAACAGTTTATATCAGTGCAGACCATCGGCATTGAAAGGAAATATTTTTGAGAAGGTGTGGTGGAAATTCTGGATCCCGGAGAACTGGAATGTTTCGGAGAACATGGTTAGGATCCAGTTGGGGGATGGCACATTTAACACGATTGTTCCTGAGAAGATACCAAAAACGTTTGATCATCAGTTGCAATCCTGGGATATGTCCTTCAAAGAAGGTGCGGGAATGGATAATGTAGCGGGGGGTGTCTGGGCAAATAAAGGGTCTCGTATTTATTTGCGGGATGCAGAATATTCTCCTAAGAGTTTTGTACAGACGTTGGCTGCGGTAGAGGGGATGTCGGAAGTATATCCCGAAGTGTTATTAAAGCTTATAGAGGATAAGGCGAACGGTCCTGCTGTACAGTCGATGTTAAAGAATAAGTTGCCCGGAATTGTAATGGTGGAACCAAAAGGCAACAAAAAAGAGAGAGCAAGTGCTGTGTCTCCTTTAGTTGAAGCAGGGAATGTATATTTACCTCATCCGCGATTGTTTCCCTGGGTGTGGGAATATATAGAGCAGATGGCAAATTTCCCTAATGCAAAAAACGACGATTATGTGGATATGACATCTCAGGCATTGTTGCGTTTTTTGTATGCGAAAGATAAAGAGGAAGAGGCTTCGTTAAGTGTTTTACAGAAACATAAACGGGATAAGATGCGTTCTTTGCAGTATAAAATGTATCGTCCGCGTGGAAGGAGAAGATGATTTCGTGAAAAATATTGTTGTTAGAGATTCTAAGTTAAATATTAATTGTGATTTTTATATGTGTATGAGCAGGGCCACAAAGGTGATTGAAACTCCCGATGCTCCTCCGGGGCAGTGTGTGCGTGTTTGTGACGATCATTACAAGGCAATGAAAAAGGCTTTTGTTATCTATGACGATCTGTACAATAAAAAGATAGCAAAGACAAAAGAGGATGAAGAAGCTGCTCGCCTGGCACTTTTGCAAGAAGATAAGAAAAAGAAGCAGGCGGATGAGGATAAAAAGAAAAAGGAAGAGGAAGAGAAAGCTGCCCGGAAAAAGGGAAATATTTTCTTGGGGGGTTAATATGCTTTATGTTATCAGTATTCAGTTATGTATTTTAATTTTTTTGGTTGCATATGATACACGAAATAGGGTAAAATTAGAGTATAAGGAAGATTTGCCTATAACTGTAAAAAAACAAAGAAAAAAAGAAGACCGTTCTTTTTATCAGAGCACCAACGAGAAAAGGAAAGAAGGTGATTATCGATGAAGTTTGGTAAGGTAAGGGAGTTTTTTCAGAAAGAGGAAAAAGAGAATGATTATACTGACCAAAAAAAGAAGGGCGATAGATCACCTTTTGTTGATTCTGATATAGATGAAGCAGCGGTTGCTTTTCAGATAAGAAGAGACTGGGAGAAGCGAAGAGAGTCTCGTGTTGTGCGTGAGTTGCAATGGCAGTTAAACAGAGAGTTTTTATGCGGTAATCAGTATTGCGATATAAACCCCGTGGTACGTAAGGTTGAGGAAATACCTTTTAATTATGATGATGAAGAACGAGAGGTTTTTAATCTTATTGCTCCGAAGATAGAAGCGCGTCTTGCGCGATTAAACAGAGCAAAGCCTACATTGGTAGTGGTTCCTTCCAGCGATTCACAGCAAGATATTTCAACGGCAAAGATTTCTACAAAGATTGTGCGTGGTACTTATAAAGAAACGAATATGCAAGAACATTTCAGAACAGCTAATGCGTGGGCTGAGCTGTGTTCTGTGGCATTTCATAAGGACGTTTGGAATCCTAAATTAGGACGGATAGTTGCTCAGGAAGAAGACGAGGTTTTTCACGAAGGAAAGATTATGCACTTAGTTGTTCCTGCATTTGAGATATATCCCGAATCAGAATTTAAAGAGTCTATTGAAGAGCAGAAAAGCATTATTCATGCAAAACCTTTTAAGGTTTCTGAGATTGAGGAGTTATACGATATACAGGTCCCTGGAAGAACAGTGGATGTTTATAATTTAGAGAACTCCCGAATTTCAACGGGAGGCATGGGATATACCGCTTCTATTCAAAGATATGTGAGAGGGGCGATGGATGAGTCAGAAGTCGTTTTGGAGTGCTCTTATCTTCCTTGTAAGAAGTATCCGAAAGGAAAACTTATTACTGTTGTTGGTGATAGGGTAGTTGTGTATATAGATCATCCTTGGTTAGATCATGAAGGAAACCCTTATCATCCGTTTACAAAACAGGTTTGTATCAGAGATCCCGGATGCTTTTGGGGAAGAACAATTATCGAACGAATGATTCCTGTACAACGCAGATACAACGCTTTAAAAAACAGAACACATGAGTTTTTGAATAGAACAACGCTGCCTGCATGGGAGTATGAGTCGGGATCTATTGTAAACATAGATGATTTGATGATGACCGGTATTCGTGCGGGAGATTTAATTGAGAGGCAGCCCGGTATGCAGGGACTAAAACCCTTGACAATGCCACAGGTTTCTTATGATGCTATTAATGAAGAGGTTAAGTTACGAGAGTTATTTACAGAAATTTCAGGAGTTTCAGAGTTTTCTTCTCAGTCGTTTGTGAAGTCCGGTACTCCGGGAATTGGTGTTGAGCAGATTAAACAGCAGGATGATACGAGAGCTTCTCTTACATCAGAGAATATAGAGTTTGCCGCAGTTAGTATTGGTAAAAAATGGCTATGGTTATATAAACAGTTTGTAGAGACTCCTCGTATAATGAAAGTTGAAGGAGAGGATCATACACTACCTTATGTGGTGGATTGGTTTGAGAGTGATCTTACTTCTTTTGATGTTACTTTAGAGACAGAGGATTTATTGACTACATCTTTATCACAGAAAAGACAACAGGTTATTTTCTTATTGAGTCAGGGATTGTTTCATGATCCTTCAACGAAACAGTTATTGCCGGAAATGCGGGCAAAGTTATTTACAATGTTTGATTTAGGTAATTGGGAAGATGCTGTATCTTTAGATAAAACACATATAAGGAGGGCAGCGGAAGAGAATTTGCGGTTCAAGCAGGGAATGGTACCACAGGTAAACAGTTTAGATCAGCATTCGCTACATCTTACTGAGCACACAAGATTTGCATTAACAACCGAATTTGAAGATTTGGCTAATGAGAATCCTATGCTTAGGGAATTTTTGATGGAGCATATGCAGGTGCATAGAACAGCTATCGCACAGGAACAACAAGCAATAATGCAACAACAAATGATGCAACAAGTACAGTAGTATTATATGGGAGAACCTCGTATGAGG